CTAGACAAAACTGTATCAGAGAAATTAAGTTCACTATACGAGCTATCACACCGCATAAACTTGCCGCGTGCTAGTACTGGGTGGCGTTTACGTGTTGTGCGATTAACAGACGATAATACGTCACAAAGACTACTTAATAGAACACAAATACAGGCAGTCACAGAAGTAATCGACGCTAACCTACGTTACCCGCACACAGCGCTTTTGTATGTTTCTTTCGACGCTAAAACATTCAACAACATACCAAAAATATCATGCAAAGTTAAAGGCCGCATAATTCGTGTTCCGTCTAACTACGATCCGATTAATCGCACGTACTCAGGAACATGGGACGGAGTATTTAAATGGGCGTGGAGCAATAACCCGGCTTGGGTATGGTTCGATGTACTGACAGAACCGCGGTTTGGGCTTGGTCGCCGAGTAACGCCAGCTATGTTGGATAAATGGGAGCTGTATCGCATATCCCAGCGCTGTGATCAGCTAGTACCCGACGGCAACGGTGGAACAGGAACAGAGCCGCGTTTCTTGTTTGACTGCTATATTCAGTCGCAAGCCGAAGCATGGACAGTCATTAAAGATATTTCTGCAGGGTTCAACGGTCTGACTTTCTGGGGTAATAACATGTTCCAGACTGTTGCAGATATGCCCGTGGATGAAAAATCAGTTCAGATCGTCACACGGGCTAGTATTGTTGGTAAGCCTGTGTACACGTCTGGGAGCGCGAAAGATCGTATTAGTTCAGCGCTGGTTAATTTCAGCGATGCAACAAACCACTATCAAGATAAAACCGCTGGCGTGATGTTGCCGAACTTCTTGCAGCAGTCTGGATTCAAGCAAGGTTCTTTCTCAGCCATCGGATGTGTGAGAGAAAGCGAAGCACAACGCCGCGGATCTTACATCATCTACAGCAATCAACTAGACCGCCAGACGTCTTTTACTGTCGGGCTTGAAGGCTATGTGTATCTGCCCGGTACTGTTGTCTATTTAGCCGATGAAAGAGTATCTGGCAGGGTTTACGGCGGCCGAGTCGTAGAATACAACAGCAGTATACGTGCAATAAAAACAGATCGGGAAACCTCCGCCACCGTAGGCGATGTTATGTTTGTTCGCACAGCAGGCGGTATTACTGAGCGAAGGACTGTTATGCAAGTAAACGGCGATCAGATCATTGTTAACACGCCGTTCAGTGCGCCGATAGAGCCTAACGCTGTTTTTGTTATCGACGCAGGGCAGTTAAAACTACAGCAAATACGTGTAGTAGATCTTAAATTCGACGATAGCAACAACACCTACACAATCACTGGACTAGAGTACAACGCGTCAAAATATGATGCCGTAGATTACAACGCTATTTTAGACAAACCGCCGATCAGTTTAGTACCGACGGGGGTTGTTTCACAGCCGCGTAATGTCTTGGTAACTTCTTTTGATTCAGTGATACAAGGGCAGCGTGTAGCTTCTATGATATCAACATGGGATGTGCCGTTAGACAAAGATGGCAACCCTCAATCAGATATTATCGGGTATGACGTACAATGGAAGCGGGACGACAATAGTTGGGTTAATATCCCGAGGACAGGTTTACGTTCTGCACAAGTCGATGGTGTATATGCCGGCGGCTACATTGTACGTGTGCGAGCAATAGGTAGTATGGGCGCTTCTAGTCTATGGGTTTCGTCAGCGCTTACTCAATTAACAGGCAAACAAGGGGCGGTGCCCGCCCCGTTAGCTTTCTCTGCCACACAAGATCAAGTGCTGGCTATCGCACTGTCATGGTCTTTCGGCCAGGACACAGGTGATAGCGCATACACAGAGATACAGTACAGCACAGATAACAGCGCCGAAAATATGCAGACATTAACGATGGTTCCTTATCCGCAACATAACTATCTGCAAAGCGGGTTAAAAAACGGCGTAACGTTTTTTTATCGCGCACGACTTGTAGATCGTCTGGGTAATATTTCTGCATGGACGCCAGTAGTTAAAGGGCAAGCATCTTTTGATGCCGCTACGATACTCGATGTAATAGATGCGGGAATTAAAGATAGTGAGGCGTTTAAAGCAGTGTCTCAACAGATAGACACGAATATAGAAGCTTCTTTGATAAACGCCATAACCGCTGATAGTGACATAAGCCGAATGTTTAGAGAAAGTGGCGCAAATCGGGCGGAGATAGTGCAAGTAAAAAACACAATAACAACAAACGAAAAAGCTACCGCAGAGAGGATAACGTTACTCAGTGCAAAAGTAGACACAAACACTTCTAACATAGTAGAAAACCAGGCTGTTAACTCAACAAAATTCGACGCTTTCGCGCAGCAACTTAACCAAGTGCAGGTTAGTGTAGCGGATAACACGGCTGCCATCGCGACGAAAGCTACGACACAGTTTGATAGTGCAGGCAACGGCAATGCGACATTCTCAGTCAACGCCGGTGTTACGTACAACGGGTCTTATTACGGCGCTGGGATGGCTATCGGTGTGCAGACTGTTGGTGGTGTTACAAAATCTAATATACTGTTTAATGCCGACACTTTCGCAGTATATAACGGCACATCAGACAACAGCGCGTTGCCGTTCGCTATTCAAGGCGGTCAGACAATTATTAGGGATTCTTTTATCGGTGATGGTACTATTGGTAACGCAAAAATAGGGGCATACATCCAGTCTACTAATTGGGTTTCTGGTGTTTCGGGATGGCGTATAGACAAAAACGGCAATGCGGAGTTCAGTAACGGAACGTTCAGAGGTACTGTGTATGCTACAGACGGATATTTCAAAGGACGAATAGAAGCATACGACGGTTATTTTTACGGAGAAGTCAAAGCAGCAAAAATAATTGGCGATATGCTAGACACAGTGATGGGTGTGTCTTTTAATAACACTACATCACTCAGCAGTGGATCAACGTTCGACTATACGCTATGTAATGTTCAACTGCAGGAATATCCGCTTAAACTAGTAATAAGCGGTGTACTTAAAGTAGGGTTGTCTGCTGGTCGTGATGGTTCGGTGCCTCCAGGTACTGGATCATACACACAACTATTCATGGATACAGAACTAATACAGCAGTGGGGCGGTGAGAATCAAACAAGTACTAACGCTTACGTAAATCTAAGCAATAATACTTTAACCATCCCTCCAGGCCAAGGAACACGCCGGTTGTGGTTCAGAACCGTTAACAAAACAAACGGGTTGGCAAACGGTACTGGTATCATAAGCACAGGCTATGTCGACTTGTGGATTATGAAAAACTCACACAGTATTTGGATCTAATCAAAAGAAGCGAACAAGAAAAGGGTGTTGTTTTAGTCAGTTAAGACACACCCTAACAAAAACAAGGTAGTATCGTGCCACGCCGTAACATATAACAGGAAAGATGAAAATGTCACAAGGTACATTAACACTTACAAACAACAGCATTGCCGTATCAGGTAGCGGCACTGCTTTTACTGCAGACATTAAACCAAACGATTTTATTGCGGTAGTAGTCGGCGGTGTTACATACACGCTAGGGGTCTTAACCGTATCAGACAACACATCGATAGTACTAAATACTGCATACACAGGGCCTACTACCGCAAACACAGCGTGGACAGCCATACCTAACGCCGCGCTGGTGGGTATAACCGCTTCACTGGCTGCTGATGTGTCACGCGCTATTCGCGGGCTTAACATAGACAAAAATAACTGGCAGCAAGTTTTTAGCGGCGCAGAAAACATCGCAGTAAATCAGCCAGATGGATCTACATTCTACGGCCCGTCATGGGGTTATCTATCTACAGCACTAGCAGGAAAAATCGATAAAACCGGCGGCAATATCACCGGAGATCTCTATCTGATCAGAAATAATGTGCCAACAACGGGAGGTAACGGCAATATCTTAGCTAACGCTCTTGTTGACAGTTCTGGCACTGTGCACAGTCAAATACATAGATTTCTAGAAAGAACACAAAACAACGATGTGTACTATCATCAGCGGATGTGGAACGTAAGCTCATATAAAGACTGGTACTATAATTTTTCGACTGGTGGGGCGTGGGCACCGGGCGCATGGAATAACAACTCAGACGCCAGGATCAAAGACAAAATAGAACGAATATCAGATCCGTTAACAAAAATGAAGCTAATAAAAGGCTGTACCTGGGAGCGCATAGACGATGGGATGAAAGGAATAAAAGGTATAGGATTCATCGCACAGGACGTACAGAGAGTTTTCCCGGACGCCGTTCACGCGACTTTTACAGGAGCGGTAAAAGTAGACGGGATCGATGTAGAAAATCCTTTGGGGTTGAGTGCTGGTGATGTGGCGGCTGCACTACATCACGAAGCCATACTAGAGTTAATGAAAAAAATAGAAATAATGCAGGCACAAATAGATGAGCTAAAAGCAAAATAAAGAAAAGCCCGCACTAGCGGGCTTTTTTAATTGAGTCGTAAACCTGTTCACAAGCCAGCCCTGCTACTCTTCGCCGGTCAGCTTCTTTTGCCAGTTCTCCCGATCTTTCGTCAATGCTTCGGTACAGCTCGGTAAGCAGAATGCCGGTTGCGTCGGTTGTCTTGCTGTTGGAGATAGATCCGGTAGCTGAGCTACCTGGGTGCTGTAAACGGGTGATAGCTTCTTTGATTCCGAGCTGCAAGCGCTCAGCACTAGCGCGACTAGCAGCGGCGTTAATATTAGCTTTATGTGTCTCACTGTCTGCCTTCTTTTGAATATCGTTAACATGGTTTTGCCAACTCTGTTCTATGCTTCGCTGTTCGCTATCGAAAAGCAACCGATCTTCTGTGTCTTTAGCGTCTCGGTCACTCCATTTTTTTTGCCATGCTGCCTCGTTCTTTTCTACTGCTGGTTTAACAATATATCTATTGTTGGCCCAGACAATGAGCACTAAAGTAGCTGCGACGGCCGCGACATTAATCGCTGTTGTTTTCATCTTTAAACACTCCGTCTAGATGGTCTAGCTCTTGTTTTCGATTAGCGGTGGGTTCACACATCGGGTGTGTAGGCCGGTACCTTACTTCCAAGAATGGAGGGAGGCGTGCTGCATGCGTTTCTGTAATAATACCATCTAGGTTTATGTGGTCAGCAAAACGTGCTGCACACCCTTTCAGTGTCGCATTGTCTACGTCATCCGGTTTTGCTTGGCCGACTAATTCGGCAACCTGCGCTGGCCTGTGCTGATATAAAACGGCTTCTGATTTTAACGCTGAGTAACTTATCAAATCAATCGCGGTGTCGAGCAGATCACCAGATCCGTTTTTGATTTGGTTTTCCATGCGCACAAGCTTAAGACATTGCAGAAACGTCCACGCGTCGGCTTCGCTGATATTCTGCCCGGTAATAGCGTTGTAGACCCGCGCTATGTGTGCTGCGCTGCGCTCCTCTTGCGCTGTGCCTGCATTTTTATCATAGCCGTTATCCTGTCCGCGTTGTTTCAATGTCTTTTGTGCTTTCTCTAAAAGTTCAATGATCATTTCGTTTTTCCTTTCGTGCGCCGGATGTATTCAACCTCTCCGATAATAAGAGCGGTATTCTTTATTTTATTAGCGTAGGAAACTAGCTCCATATCATCTTTTTCGCACCCCTCGCTTAATGTGTCTTTCGCGTACTCCTGCAGGAGTTTTCTGAGCGTATTTAAATCTTTCTCGATCATTTGCTGTTTTCCTCAACAAAGTTGAATTTTCTAGAATACGTCAATGTGTCCGCGTCACAGTCGATAAAATGTTCGTGCTTTGCGTCAGAGCAATTAAACCATTTTAAACAGTACGTAATGCTTAGTTGCTCATACGGCGGTCTGTGCCCTTCTTCTTTCAGTATCATTGTGGTTATCCTGTGTAGGCGGCCTAAGCCGCCGTGGTTGGTGGGTTTATTTAGGTTGTGGAATACCGCGCAGCGCATTAAGTGCGTCTTTGTCAAGCGCCAGACCAGTACCAACGGCTTTTGCTTCGGCTTCCGGCAGCTTTTCTACATCCGCGCCAAACAATAATCTGCGTAGTTCGGTAAGCTGACAGCCGATTTCGCTAAGCTTGACGCTAACGCCACCTTGACCGCTAATGATGCTATCTAACAATCCTTTATCTTCGACACCATCCCCGACACTATCCGTAGGGGTAACCAAGCGTGCGGCGGTGCGGTTAAGATGTAGACGTATCATTTCTAGCGCTTCGGAGATTTCACCAAGATTGAGACCTATGACATATTGCTGTTGATCAGCGGCATCAAGTACGCATTTTAGATTTTGCCACGCTACATCGACTTCCTTATGTGTCAACTCGTGCCCCATATCAAACGCTACAAAAAACTTACCCACCGCTGCGCCCAGCGTATTCACCGCGCCCCAATTGGCCGCCAGACAATCATGCAGATCGTGCGTCAAAGAGAGCGTTTCCCCGACAACACGGGGGTCTACCTCCAACACGTCAATAGCAAACGTCTTAGTTGAAATGTTATTCATTTCGCTAACCAAGTTACTCACAACACCAAACATCGCATTTTCATTGTCGATAATAAGCTTAATAGTCATTCCTGTTTCCTTATTTAGGTTGTGAGATACCACACAGGTTGTTTAGTGTTTCTTTGTCCAGCGCCAGACCAGTACCAACGGACTTTGCTTCGGCTTCCGGCAACAGTTCCTTAGCTTCGGGCCAGTTCTCCAGCAGCTTTTCTACTGTCGTGAACTTCGATACCGCATCTTTAACTGAGGCACGCAAGACGACTATTTCGTTGTTTACTGCTGCTTGTAACTGTTCCAGTTCCTTGAACTCGTCAAACAGCGCTTGATCAGCAATGTCTGGACGGGACACAGGCAGGAAAACACGTGTCTTCTTGTTTTTTTGCCCCGAGAAATAGCTTTCAGACAAGTGCGTACTTGTGCGGGGATCGGTGGCGCCATCCATATACAAGCAGACGTTTGCACCGTTAATGTTTGCTCTGAAGTACGATGAAGTATCGCTCTGTACTCGGCCAGTAACAAAAGAGTTACTTGTGTTCAGTACTTTTTCAATGTGCTTGCGCAGATCGGCGTCGGTAACCCCCTCTTTAGTAAGGCATAGCTGGCGAATCTTCTCGGCGAACAGCGCGCGGGACTCGACCAGAGCGCGGTTACGCTCGTTGATTCCAGAAGTTTCTACAGCTTTAGCGATAATGCCATCACGAATATGTGCGGTTAAACGGGTCATTGTGTTTTCCTTTTTTAAAGTAGCGCACCGTTGCGCCCTGAATACATTCTACTAAAGTAATATATCTACGCTCCGATACCCCGCAGGGTATGGAGCGCGGCGAAGTAATCACCCTCTTCTGCGTCCAGCTCGGCGAGGCATTGACTCACAGAAAACCCTGTCTCAGCAGATAAGCGCTCCGCTTTCGTGGATGCGTTGCGAATGTCAAACAGGCGATTCATCTCCAGCGCTTCGTCGATCATTTCCGTTTTGTTCATTTTGGTGTCCTCAGGTGTTAGTTTCGTTTCGTTGAAGTAATAATACCCCACACAGTATTACTTTTGCAACCATAAAAACACACTAAAATAAAAAAGCGCTCGAAAGCGCTTTTAGTGGTAATCTTACCAAGCATTGTGCAGGCCATGGAGGGCTGTTACTGTTCACTGCGTCGTTTACGTTTAACCGGTAGCGCGATGCTCCCCGGGGCTTGATCGCCGAACACTGACCATCCCTCGGTACGTTCACGGGCAAACATCTCTAACCTCGGTAGATCGCCCATGAGTTCGACTATCTTATCGCGCACGCAAGCAGGTTTTTGGCTGTGCCTCATGATCGGATCGGTAACAATCTCAGGCTCTACGATTAGTTGATGTACGCCTTTTCCTTTGCGTTTAGGTTTCCCGCGCACGCCGAGAAGGCAGATCTCAGCGTTGGCGCGCGTCCACCGGCCCATACCCCAGAACGGTGAATCAGTGGCTTTGGTATTAGCTTTAACCCACACAAAAGCTACAGTTTTGTATTCGAAACCCCATGCCTTCATGAGGTCCAATGCTTCTTGCATTTTAGGGAAAGTGGCCCACATAAACATTATACTATCTTTAGCTGCGGGTACGTTCATTCGCTCTAGAACGGCATTCTCTGTCGTCACGTAATGTCTTTCAGCACCTCCGCGGTTCTTTGCCTTGTCGTCATACGACCATGGAGGGTCTGCGTAGATAATTTCGTATTCTGTCGGTGCTGGCTGAGCACTGCGGCGTACTCGTTTAGTTTCTTGCATCTTTGACGGCTCCGTAGAAAGCTTTGATGAATTCTGCTGCGACTTGCGGGACGATGGCATTACCATAACCGCGCAATCGTCCCACTCTTGCGGGAACCCCATCAGCCAGCGGGAATGTGCCGGGTTCAACTGGCCGGAACTTTCCGTCGCGGCATCCGATCCAGTTAACATCTGACCAGAACCCGCTATTCGCACTGGCTGGTGTGGTTGCAGGTGCTCCCGTAACCCCACTGAATTCAATACCACTGTCGCTACGCTTTCCTGAGACCCTTTCTTGCCGTTGCTGCGGTTCTGATATCCAAGCCTCGCTTCGTTCGCCAGTGGTATTGGCCGCGCTGCGAGATACGCCGCTAGTTGAAGTCTCAACGCTCCGTTTTTCCGTATCAGCTCCCGCTCGTAACCCTGCGGCGTTCTCCCGTCTTTGCTGTCGCTTGCTGTCGGTGTCGGCCATGGCTCCAAAGAACAGTCTATCTCTTTTATGCGGGGCACCGACGCTGCACGCTGGCAATACTGCCGCCCCGCAGGCGTAGTTTTGTCTTTCCAACTCATCGAATAAATCGTCGAGCCAGTGCTTGCTAATTGCTGCTGCAACCTGCTCGCCAAAGAGGATTGAAGGACGGCACTGACCAACAAGCCGCATGAAAGTCGGGGCAAGATGTCGCTCGTCGAGTTGGCCGAGTTGTTTTCCAGCCGTGCTGAAAGGTTGACACGGCGGCGAACCCGTCCAGAGTCTTGTTGTGGCGGGGATTCCTGCGAGTTTGAGGGCGTAACTCCAGCCGCCGATGCCTGCGAAGAAATGGCATTGTGTGAAGCCGGCCAGATCTGAGGCGGCGACTTCTGAGATTGATCTGTCATCTACGTATCCTCGAGGGATGTGCCCCTCCTTTATTAATTCTCGCAGCCAAGCAGCCGCCCCAGGGTCGAACTCGTTATAGTAATTCATCGTATCGCCTTGTTTAAAACGCCAGCTACGCAGGCGGAAATATATCTAGAATCCATTCCGGCGGCTGCCATTCCATTTCGTAACCTTTACGCCACCAATGCACGTAGTTGCGCATAGTTGAAACATCCGCGTTATGCACAAAAATCTCTAGTGCTATATCCTGCGTAACACCCCCACATTCTGTTTCTTGAGATACCCAGAACACTTTAGCCATATCACACCACCTTATTTGCGTGGTACCGAATGTTTTCTTTTTTATTCCGGCATTTCTTACATTCGGCACGGAAACCATCAACACTCCTGGCCGTCTTTCCTTGGTATTTATGGAATTCAGTAAGCGGTTTGTGTAGCCCGCACGCATTGCAACGTTTTTTAGTTTCTTCAGTCATTCTCATTATCCTGTTAAATATGGTTGCTACAGTCTACAGCGGCGCCAGCGGCACCGCAACCATAATCACTTAGCAAAGCGGGTCAGATACTCACCCTGCGCTTTAAGCGGCAGTCCGGGCGCATACTCCAACGGACGGCACATCAAGTCTTCTAAAGCACGCGGTGTTCTTTGCTCGTCACCTATGCGAACATGCCCCACTATCTGGTCATGTATATGTAGAACAGGATTCCACCCCTCGGCGTCAGCACGTATCAGGCCCTCATCAAGTACCGAGGCCGCAAAACCTTGGTTCCAGTTGTTCGCAATTACACCACTGTGGGCGATGTTGGGTTTTCTGCTCAACTGTCCGCTGCGGTCGAATGAATGATATAGCAGTACTGGGCGGTTGGTAGGGTCGTCATCGTTCTCTTCCTCGATATCCGGCGTCCAGTCGGGATCCATAATGCGCTCAGCTTTCTCCGCACCTCCTACCGACGCCGCGAAGTATGAAAGTACGCGGCCAGAGGGTAGACGGATACCAAACCAATCACCCATGAACATCATTTCTGATCTACCCTCGAAACCAAAAGCCACCGGCTCGCCGGGGTTTAACCACGCGTGCAACAAGCTACGTTGTATCTCGTGCCAGAAAGAGACGATAGGGCCGTGACGGTCGCGCCAAAGCCGCTTAACGGCGTCTAGTACTTTCCATTGCTGTTTGGTTAGTCGAGTTGCATCTACAGAAGCACGTCCACGAGCTGTTAATCTTACGAAGTTCCAACATTTTTCGGCTTCGTACATTTTTTGTTCAGGTATTAAACCTCCCGCATAAAGCATATCGGCGATTTTAGCCATATTCATACCGTAGTTACGCCCCATGCCTACCAGCGCCGTGACGCCTCCGTAGTAAAGCATTGACAGCTCAGATACTTTCCCGAGCATATACATCCCGTACTCTACGGGGTTTTGTGACTCTTTGAACTCGGCCATCTTGTCGTAAGTAACGCCGAACATCGGTCCATTGGCAAAATAAGCATTAACACCTGTCGCATAGTCGTTGACTTGCTCAGCAAAGCCAGAACCCCATGCCATTGTCCGACCCTCGATGGACGACAGATCGGCGTTAACAAAGATATGTCCTGGATCTGGGATAATAGATTGACGTAGCATGCTTGGCGCGTGGCGCAGGAGATTACGCGGACGGTTTCCGGCCATTACCGACTGTCGTTGGCTTTCGATAACCCATGGCATAATGTTCGGACGCGCGAAGTTGTGGACTTGTAGACCCCCTTTAGCACCATAACGGCCAGTAGTGCCTGCACCCCTGATATCTATATACCAGTGCACTCTGTGCGTATCAGGGTGTGCCAGAGACAGCATTTTTGCGTATTTAGCTGTAGAAGAAGATGAAGACTGCCCGTAGAGTTCTAAAACTTTCTCTACGTCGGGGGGTAGGTCGCCCTCTTTCGTCAAACGCTCGATAGTGTCTTTTTTCGTGTTCTCCACGTCACGCCCTGGTAAGCGTTCAACCAGCCAGTCGCGGAATTTGGCCCGGCTTGTTACTTTGATCCCGCCGGTATAACCCATGATAGAGTCGGCCACATTGGTTTTATATTCTTCGACCAGCCCCGCCATCACACCCGCGTACTCGGTGTCGATTAAAAGCCCACGCTCGTTGATGCGGTGGTTAATCGCACACAACTTCTGCTCCATCTCGGAGTCGTTCCAGTTTGGTAGCATGGCATGTGCTTTCACCATCGAATCGACGTCTTGCGCTCCATACTCCTTGAATTCTTCCCATAGTTCCGGCGCGTCTGCTGGCTCACAGAAAACGCGGCCTTTTTCTAGTAATGATTTGATGAACGATAGATTATAGGGTGCCTCTTTCTTCACTGCTTTGATACCAGCCAACGGCTTACAGAACAGATCAATAAGATATCCGCCGCGTTTGTCTTTCGCTTCGTCTTCACTCAAACCCACCGCCCCGGTAAGCTTCGCCAAACTTCCAGGGAAGCAATAACGGAGCGCGACTTCTCTAACGTCGATCTGATTTTCTTCGGGCACTTGATAGCCGTAACTGTGCTTGATGATTGGCATATCGAACGGGCGGCCGTTAAAGTGGCGAATAGTAGCTTTTCCGGCGGCGGCCAGCTCCAGACCAGTTTTAAGTGTGCGCGGCATCGACGCGCCAGATAACACATCCCACACTTTCGCTGTCTCGCTACCGAAACCGTACACAAATAAAATAATCTGTGCTGTCTCTTTGTAGCGCGGATCATCGATATCTAAAGTGTTGCGGGTCTCTAAGTCAATGTTGAGCATCATTTCTTGCGTGCCTCCGCTGTTTTGTGAGGGCATTCACCTACGGCGACTTTGCACCAATCACAAGCACCAGGGTTGAAATACCCTTCCGGGACTGTTCCGGTTTTTTGATAGATCTTTTCTAGCTGCTTTATTTTTCGTACCGATGGTCGCGTACTGATAATGAATTTATCGACGTACTCGCGGCTAACCTCCCATGACAAGGGTTTACGCTGGAATATCGTGATCTCCACGCTATCTAGCGGCCACATCATCCCGAACCAATTAAGAGCACCAGCGCCATAGAACAATAGCTGTGTGTTACCTTCTGCTTCTACAATGTGCGCCCCTGTCTTGAGGTCGATAACTAGTACACGACGAAAAGACGGCTGCACAATAATAACATCTCCGCTACCGAACGCTTCGCCAGGATCTGCACCGATAAGCAACGAGAAGAAAAGCCGTACTTCTACAAACAGCACCGCCTCTGGATCTTCTGCAAGACGTTTGTAGCAGTAATCAACAAACGACTGTCCTTCGCGGGCCAGAAGAAGATCCATTGTCTGGCCTTCTAATGTGCGGCCTATTGCGGCTTTGCAGTTAGGGATCACGCCTTTAAACACATCCTCGCATGAGTTATGGCATAGCGTCCCTCTCAGAGTATTCGGATGCGGTTTCTGTTCTTCTTGTTTGCCGTAAGCTTGCAACACGGCGCGGGCAGCACACTTTAGCCAGTACTTAGATCCAGAGGGGGAAAACAATTTACTGTGCTCGTTGCGGTCGTTTTTATCTTTTTTCATTGCTCAACCTCGATAAATAGCTGCCCTTTGCTCATGACTCTTTTAAGCCATTTTGCGTTTACACCGTACGGGCAGTGCAAGAAAACGCGGCTACAATTATTTACGAGCCTACGCTGCTTATTCATTCTTTTTAACCAATATGTGTTGGCTTTTATTAGTCTGCACCTTAACTTCATATGGTTGCAACTCCTTGATAAAAAAGCCGCCTCGCAGGCGGCCTTGGTAGTTTTATATGACTTATTCGAAGTACTTGCCGATCAGTTTTCGAAATATTTTTCGATCAGTTCCTGGATATCTTCGTTGAAATCGCCCAGAGAGTCAGAAGCGATTTCCTTCACAGTTTTAGCGCCGACACGTTTCAGTGCGTCGGCTACTTCGCCGTGTGCTTCTTCCACGTCTGCGAGGTCTTGCAGGTCGGTTACGAGCTGCGCGCGCAGCGCTGCTTGCTCTTCGTTATCGTCTACCAAAGATTTCTTTTCGGTAGTGCGAGAACGGCGACCTTTCGTTTCCTCTTCGGCGGTGTCTTCTTTTTTGGTGTTGCGGCGGCCTGATGTGCGACCAGTCGATTTAGTTTCAGTGCTGGCGGTCTGCACATCGTCTTTTACTTTTTCTTCGGTATTGGTGACTTCTTTTTTAGTCTCCTTGTCGTCTGGCGCACCGAATTTAGTGGCGTCAATAAGAGCACCAGAAGTCAAACTAGCTACATACGCCAACAACTGTGCGTTAAGTTCTTCGTTATTGGCCGCAGCGAAAGATAAAGTAATCATATTAGTTTCCTTGTTTAAGTATTTAGGTTTGGTGTGTCTCGTTGATGAAAGTAATATTACTTACACTATTTTTTGGTTGCAAGTCTTTTTAACTAATTTAGGATAATTTTCTTTTAACCACTTCATAAAGCACTGCCAACCTGCTTCCCAGCCTAGAGCAACAAAACACCAACAGTCTACGGCCTGCTGCCTTACCAAGAAATCAATCTGATCGCTAGTAATGTCTGATTGCGTTGGGTCCTGCCGTTTAAGTTCGATAAACAGGGTCGGGAATCCCGGTACACATATATCCACCCACCCGGTTATTATCGAACCTTTTTTACGCTCGTTAGCTAGTTCTATGAACTGTTTGCCTTTTCTTTTCTTCTCGTTTTTTACGTGAATAGGATCAAACATCGGATATTCTCGACGTATTTTCTGTATTAGCGTTATAAGGTCAGCGTCCTCTAGAGGGCAATCACCTCTGAACGACACATCGCCCACTACTTCTATACCGCTTTTTACTATTAACGATAGATTAAGGCTCATCGATTATCTTCCCAGTCTTTTACAGTCCACAGCACTTTAACCGCGGGGTGTTTGTCTCCTGGCGAGGCTCTTTTCCACGCCACAGCATACGGCACGTTTTGACGCATATGTAAGTAAGCCTCTTGGCTTTTTATAAACACCGAAAGCGGCGCTTTACGGCTTTTCACATACAGATCCGCACGTATCCATGCGTTTGTTTGCTCAAACTTAAGGTGTTCTACACGTTCGCCGGTCCACCCCCGGCGCAATTGCACTACATCAACCCTTGCGGCAATCTTCTGTAAATGTTTATTCCAGTCGACCAGCCGAGTCCCGCAAGAGCATTTTCGCGCCGCGATGTCATTTTCTTTTTTGCAAGCATAGCAGCGCTTACCGATCCACCGGTGTTCACATTGCTTTTCATTTTCTGCAACACCGCAGCACCGGCGGCCGTAGTGTGCAGGTATTTCCTGGCCTTTCTCGTCGCGTACCCTGAACCCGTCTAGCGTCATAAAATAGCCGTCACCGCTGATCATCAAACCTTCATCGTTCGGCAGCGCTTTGAACTGATTTAGGTGTGAACATACTGGGCACTTAACCGGTAACAAAACCCCTTCCGGCTTGTCGCTACATGACTGTATTTGGGGTGTGTAGATATCGCCAGCGGGGTAGAACCGTTCAATGTTTCCCGCATAGTCGAGGAGAAGACAATCTTTCTTTCCAGTTTCTGGCGACAAGCGCAGGCCGCGTCCTTTTATCTGTTCATACAGACTTGCGCTGTCAGACGGGCGGGCAACGGCAATAACATCTACTCGCGGTATATCTACACCGGTCGTTAATGTAGCTACGTTGACAAGATATCGAATACGACGACGGCGCAACATATCAATATATTGATCGCGCTGTTTAGTAGGTGTCTCACCTGTGATCATCCGAGCACTTTTTCCTAATCCGTAAGTCATCACATGCGCGTGGTCTATCGAACTGCAAAAAACCATACAAGTGTCTCGCGTCTGCATGACTTCTTTTAGTTGTCGTATGATTACGTCAGTGGTTTTTAGTTTGCTGACCATTCGCGAAACGCTGGCCGCCGTGAAACGTCCTTTGTCGATCTCTAGCCTAGTGTCGTCGTATTTATCTGCAGGAATGCCGACAGTTATCGGCACAAGGTAACCCATGTCTACGAGCTGTTTTGTGTTTATCTCAAAAACACACCGTCCGTATGGTGGGTTTTTAGCTTGTACATCACTCCATGCCGACATATCAGGACGTGTCTTGTATATGTATCCGCGTCCTAGTACGTAGGGTGTAGCAGTCAAACCCACCGTAATCATATCTGGGTTACGTTTCAGTAGTGCTTCACGTATTAACATCATCTCAGCAATAGCTCTATGTGCTTCATCGATTATCAGCACGGCTACATGCGGCAACTTCTCTAGATCTTTTCGTATGCTTGCGCCGGTACCTAACACCACCGGGCCTGTGAAATCTTTCTCGCCGAGGCCAGCACAGTAAAAAGTGTGCTCTACTCCAAGCGCGTCGCATTTAGTGCCGTTCTGCGCTACTAGCTCACGAGAAGGGTGTAGACATAGGGCGGTGCCGAAGTGATGCGCCAACGCCGCCACTATCAGGCTCTTGCCGGATCCCGTTGCGGCGACTACTAAACAAGGTTTATCGCTGTGTTTGCTGTGCTCTATGACAGCGTCTACAGCGTCTTGCTGATATTGTCGTAAAGTCAGCATCGTGTTATCCATGAAGAAAAGCCGCCCATGTGGCGGCTTGAGTTAAGCGAAGAGTGAATTAGCTGCGGTCGCGAGAACGGCGACGCCCTGACCCCTGCGCCACTTCCTTATTAGGTGCGTCTTCAAAAATGTAAGGCTCAGACAGTGCGCGAACGAATTCGCTTGCGTCGCGGCCTTGTTGTTCCATAACGCCGACGACAATACCAGCAGACACGCCGATCAGATCAGCTAAGATAGCGTCGTCAGGTTTTTCTTCCGATTCGATAATATCGGCGTAAATCCCGTCTGTGCTGTGGTTCTCTTCGGCCAGTACGCAGATAGCAGCCAAGAATTGAGCATCGCGAGAAGCACGACCGGCGTCGATAGAAGCAATAAACAGGTTTTGGAATACGCAACGGTTGACGTTCCTACCGTCTGCGGTTTCCTTCACACGCCACATAATGTTGATGTACTCTCCGGCAGCCTCTTCGCCCTGTTTCTCGATCACATTAGCGTTATCTGTCGATTTGATAGTAATACGCTCAACAACCATGTTAGCGCGATCACCGTTTTTGAAACCACCACCACCACCGCCGCCGGTTTCAGCTTTTTTGGTGCGAGTAGGTGCTTTAACGCCGTTATTAGTGTTCATCCAAGACATATTATTTACCCTCAAAGAATTTAATAGAATCAAACAATGATAGATCGCCCTCTGGCAGTTCGAGCTTTGCCGGGAGGTCAAATCGGTTTTTACACAGTTGACTGTATGCCGGTACGCTGGCATCACAGATCAAGTGACGTTTTGATACTTTACGAATACGTCCTGACTTCGTTACTTTTCCTGCTTTGTCGGTTTCTGTACCAGTAATCACCATATCGAACCCGATAGCTAAGATAGCGTGCGCCTGCTGCTTAAACACCGCTGCGCTTTTCTTATCCATTGCCAAGTTATAGCACAAGGCTGCCTCGACAATCGGGTCGTTCTTGATAGTGTCCGCTTGCATGTGAGAGAGAAGAAAAACAGCCACTCCTTTCTTTGCTCGCAGCTCATTAAGCTCATCAATCAACCGTAGCGTTTCGGTTTCAATCTCCAAGAACCCTTTACCGTACCCGCCCGCCGCTTCGGCTACGTTACTCACACCGTAACGGTTGAGCACGGTCTGCTGCAAACGCTGGAATAAAACAGAGATAGTATCGATCACTAAGATCTCACCGCTCTTCATATTATCCCAGCACCAGTCTAGAGCATCATAGAGTGCGTCGATGAACTCTTCCGGTTTCTCAGGTGTTGCCTTCGGTAGTACCGGGAAAGCTGATGGTTGTTCGTCTTCCGGTTTGTTTGCATATTTTTGCAAACCGTCTTCAGTACGAATAAACACCCCGCCGAACTCTAGCACCGCTTCCGCGGCTAGTGTCGTCTTTCCTGATCCTTCCTGGCCGCAAACGACGATTAACGGCGCCTCCACGGTTAGTTTTCCAGGTTTCATTTAATAAAGTCTCCAATAAACGGGCGCCTCATGTCAGCGCCAAATAACAGTAGCACAACTTTTAAAAAGAAAGCAAACAAAAGTTATAAAAAATATTACTTTGTACCTCTGGTATCCTTTACTTGCTTGTGCTGAGCGCTTATTGTAATATTACTTTTTATGTAATCCATTAACCACCACAACATAAGGCAACCCCATGAATTCACTAATGCAAAGAGTAAAAGCACGTCGTTTGTTTCTTAATCTCACCCAAGTAGAACTGGCCGCTACTTCTGGGCTAAGTCAAGCAAACATCGCTCATATTGAGTCGGGACGTAACAAAGTTATGCAGGCAAAAACTGCACGTATTTTAGCAAACGCGCTGAACGTGCCGATCGCGTGGCTTGTATCACATAACAAACCACTGGCAGAAGAAGCAACAATGGCGGCTTTGTTGGAGAAAAAATAAATGACACAAAAAAGACAACGACGCAATCATAGCGTCGAACTACCGACTTCTGGAAATCTCTGCTACTCATGGTCACGTCAGTTTCAGCCCGAGGGCCGCGCTGATATTAACGTGTATTCAACGAATACCGGCACTGTTGAGCATGTAGAGCAGCTTTTAACCCCGGCGATCGGAGACTACCCGGACATTAAGACAGCCCCTGGTTATTTCTGCCCGCGCTGCGTCAACACAGACAGCCGCAAAGGGAAAGGGACGGCGGCTAAAGGCATGTTCTGGCGTGACGGCGACAGTATTGCCGATCAATCTATTTATGGCTTCGATTTCGACTTTAAACAGAAAGACGGAACGATGCATCCTGACGCGCACACTTACGCTGATATCATTCGTGATTCATTAGAAGATAGTGAATGTTGGTGGGCGGTCTATACTACTGCAAGCCACACACAAGAATGGCCGCGCCTGCGGGTTGTCTTAGCTACTGACAAACCGGCGGATGGTGCTGATCAAATGCTGCTTGCCCGTGCTGCACTACTTGATCGTTTCTTCAAAGGCATCCCCGTAGATAGCGCAACATTCACACCGGCTCAGGTTATGTACCGCGCACCGGAAGGTAGCGCAGTAGTTTTCAGCAGCAACAAATCACCGTTGCGGCTGGCGGCTATCCTTCGTCACGCACGTTTAAACGAAGTAGAAGCACCCAAGGCGGCACGCAAACGTGAAAACAATATCACGGTAGCGGATGATCTAGCGGCGGTCTTCACGCCGTTTCTAGACGTGCTGCTGTCAATGCCAGGGGCTTGTGTAGATGCCGGAAGTGTGACGATGCCGGCAAATGAGCATCACGGAAAAGCGTACAGCAGCGGAAATCACGACACATCGCTACGTTTCTCACCGCCCGGCGCTGGTTTCTCTCAATTCAATGTGACGTTTGTTCACGACACAGACAAAGAAGCAACGGCGAAGATGAAGCATACCGACAAACTCCGCTACGCTTGTGAAGCTGCGGGCGTTGAGTTTGGTTTGCTGGAGCCGCTATTAGCTAACTATCATCAGTTACGCAACTCAGCAAACGGGCCAGACTGTGATGATATGTCGTCACCTGTTTCTGATTTGCTCGACAATGCAGGTTCCGCCCCTCGCGGCAGTGCGTTAGAACCTATCGTACTAGAGCCTTTACCGGTTATCCAACTACCGCACGATGAGCAGATCGAGCGCTTCGCACAAAGCCTGTACACAGAGCCAGAAGACGATGACGACGAAGGTACTCTTGCGGCACTGGCTATGGATGCTGCGCGCGACAAAGCAAAAACAATCCTTACCCACAAATGGTTTCAAGAATGTTTTGTGTTTGTCGGCAAAAATTCAAGAGTGTTTGATTTGACCGTACCACCTAACCAGGTTGTTGAGTTGCGTTTACCGGATTTTCGCAATCTCATGGCCCCCTTCACGTACACCAGCATCGACAGCGGGAAACCCAAAGAACATTCGTTTGTTGACAGTTGGATCAAGTCAACACACCGTCAAGCAGCCCACGATGCCGTGTTTGAGCCAGGTAAACCGCGTATAACGGAAGTGGCGGGCGTGCCGCACATAAACACTTTCTACGTAGCGCCTTTCAAGATGACAGACGATCATGACTTGCTGGACGAGTTCATGAAAATAGTTGATCGCACGCACCCTATCGCGAAAGAGAAAGAGATTTTCCTGGACTGGCTAGCGTTTAGTTTCCGCTACCCTCAACAGAAAATATTGTGGGCCTACACGAATATTTCAGAAGCGCGAGGCTCAGGCCGTGGACTGCTAGCCAACGCAGTAAACAACTTGCTCGGCTCTACTAACGTTAAGCCCGCAAGCTTGAAGATCCTGAATGCGGATCAATATCACGACTACGCATATCAGTCGCTTGTTTCTATTGTCGAAGAAGCCGACACGGACGAGACAGGTAAGCGTATCAAAGTAGATGGGCGCTGGAACGACATCATTACCGGTACCCGCCAACTGCTTAACTTGAAGTACGGCGGCCAGGTAAACAGCAACGTGTACAACAATTTCATGCTGTTCTTAAACCACTATAGCTTGATCATCGACAAAGCCGATCGGCGTATACAAGCGATCACCGGTGCGCCGAAAGATATTGCCCCTCTTAACTCGGAGTGGGTTAGCAAATATGGTGCTGTTTTCGCTCACAGCAAAGAGTTTCGCGATCAGCTCGCTAGCTTTTTGTGGGGCCGTGATTTAACTGACTTCAACTACGGTCACTGTGATCGCTCTCTTCCAGCGCGTGAGAAGCTCCTGGCGGCGTCCGAGACTCCAGCCGATGAAATAGCCGATGAAGTTATCGAAAGTCTCCCAGGATGTGTCGTAGACAGCAAAGGATTGAAGCGCATGATAGCGATGAAATGTGCTAATCAAAAACTCGCCGAGGAGAAAACGGTTTACATGGTTCTCAAAATGAAAGCGCGCTTGCAAGGGCATGTCGTGTCATGTGAAGGCAAGACATATCGTTGCTACGTGTTCGGTGAACCAAAAGACAGCTACGCGGCAGAGCTGGCGAAGAATCTCAAGAAACTGTCCGGCGTTGGTGCAGGTGTTTAAACAGATGAGGTTAAAAATGTACGTAAAAACGATGGGGTTGGTAGATGTTAAAAAAATGGTCGAGCAACACCATTACTCTAAATCAGTGCGCGGACTGAAAGTTTCTTTCTGTTTCGGGCTTTTCGACAATGATGAAATGATCGGGGCGCTTATTTTTGGACAACTAAGCACTACCGCGTGGAGGAAATACGGGGATAGAGAAAAAGACGTCTTGGAGCTTAGAAGAATGGTTTGTGTACCGGAAGCACCGAAAAACTGTTGTTCTTTTTTGATATCTAAGGCGATTAAGTACATACGACGTAATAGTGACGCTAAGATACTAGTCAGTTACGCAGATCCTTTTTACGACCACTGCGGTATCGCATACCAAGCCGCCAATTGGGACTATGTTGGGTGTACCGCGCCGGACATGCTGTTGCGTGATCCCGACGGTAAGATGTATCACTCAAGAGCTGCAAGAACAAAATACAAGGGTGTGCTTAAGCCTTTCGCAAAGCGCTTGCAGAATCTTGATTCTGTAGGGCTGATAGAACGTGTGGAGGTCCCAGGAAAACATATCTACACATTTTCACTGACAGGAAGGCACGTATGCCGTACGCATAACCGATACCCAAAAAGCGCTAGAGCCTCATAGCTACTAGCTAAACACCACCCACCAACAAGGCCCGCCACTGCGCGGGCTTTTTTTATTCCTAAAAGCATGGATTACATTCTTAAGTTATTGATTAATAAAAGAAACTACATATTAAAGTAACTCAATGTAACTTAACTTATCCTTATAAATCAAATACTTATACTATATAAATTACATAATTACATACATATACATATAATATACGCACACACACGCACGCACACACGCACGCACACATGTGTGTATTATGTTTAAAATCACTTTTATGTAATTTGTAATTTTTATGGGTTAAGTATATGAATAATAAAAGAAAAATCGACTACAACGGGTTACATAATAAGTATTTTTTGCTTGTAAGTACCTGATTAATAAGAATAAAAGCGTGTAATTACGGTTTGTAGTCGGGTATTATAGTTAAAAACGTATGGTTGCGTGCGGTATGTGTTATGGTTGCTACTATGGTTGCAGAATATCTATATACACTTAATGAATAGCCCAACCACTTTCGCAAATATGACATTATTTACAAAAAATATTACTTTTATGGTTGCAATCCAGGATAAGAAAGCCTATTATTACTTTAACGAAACAGAACAACTAACCGGATAATTAAAAATGAAAAAAGTATTAATCATCACCACACCAACTGGAGCTAAGTACGAACTAAAAACAACAAAGAACTATACTCATGTTGTTTTTGATAAGATTAATCTGCAAGAACGCCGCGACGAAATCGAGAAAAGGGGTTTACGTCAAACGTTTGCGCACTGGTATAGCAAAGGTGACTGCAAAGACGGCAAGACCTGCGAGGAATTCGTAGAGCATAAAATTTCTGAATACTTAGCAAAAATCGATGCGTTGGGCACCGGCGAGTTTTCTGATGATTGGTTTGTTTGTGGGTATTGCAGCAGGTTTGATCTTGCTGAAAAATTGCAAAAGAAATACCCAAATTCAGTAATTACACCAATCCAACCACTTGCATAAAGAGCCTTTACGCCTTGTCACTTTGCGAGGTGACAGGAGTAAGATCACTTAACCATCGGAGAAATCAAAATGAAAAAGACATTCTTAGAGTTCGTAGGCAATGCATCTACTACCGCATGGTACGGTACCCGCACACTCGGTCGTTATGTAAGTGTAGCGGCTTACGAAAACGAAACAGGCAGTATTGTCCTGTGCTTGGAAAACAACGGAACTAAAGTCAAAGGTATCCCACCGATGGTTGTCGATCGGGCGACATACGAATGCTTTAAAGATAATGTAGAAGCAGCTTCAGGCCGTCCACTCTTTATCCGCGCCATCGAGCTTTTCGGCGCTACTGCTTACTTAGACCGCAGAGAGGATCAGTAAAATAATGGCTAAATTCATCCTCAAAGCAACCGGAAAGCCGCCTACCCCAGAACAGCAACGAAAGATTGACGCGGACGTAGCGCTAGCAGCAGAGGACGCCATGTTAATTCGAGATCTGTGCATGTACCGAAAAGTTAATGGGTGGGGTGACAGAATAGAAAAAGGCACAACCCGGCGTCTTCGCAACAAGCTACTATGTTTAATAGAACACGACAGAATACTTAACAAGAAAGCTTAACATGAGTGATAAAAGCAAAAAGGTAGCGTCTGGTTATCTCGGCGGTGAGGCAATACCTTACAGTGCCGTAGTCGATACGGTAGAAAACCATCATTTCGAAGAGGTGTTTGACGATGAAAAATAAATTAACTCTATCCACCAGCAAAAAATCACTAAACTTGGTAGATAAGACTGCGTTTGAAGACGCGCAGCTGTTGGCTCGCTCAGCTAAGCGCAACAGCAAAGGAGTTCTTGCAGGTATGCAATGGGTCCAAGCAATGATGTGCTTGAAAGCGGCTTATGGGTTATAGTCAAAAATCTATATAAACTAAGGAATCACGATGAAAACTTTACTAGCGTTATTGATGGCTGTCTCTTTCTCCGCAGCTGCTTCGGACTCAGAAGCCAGCGAGTTCATGTGTGGCATCGACAAAGTAAGCGTCTATGCTGTAGACGGCGACTTGAATAACACTGTCGCCGACGTCAACGGCACACGCTACTTGTATATGGGTAGCGAAATGACTGCCCAGGGTTCTAAAATCCACCGTTTCGGTAAAACACCGAAAGCTGAGCTACGCATCACATACAAAGGCCGTGTAGCTTTCCGCACTGTCGGACAGTCCGTATGGTCTGCCTGTATCCCGTTAGTGTTGTACCAGGAAGGAGAGGACGAATGATTTTCGTACTTAAAGCACTGCCGGTTATTGTACTATATGCGCTGTGTTTTATTGCTTTAACGGAACTCATGAATACTCTACCTGCCATCATAACGGCCACCGGTATTCTAATAGGTGCGCACTACCTGCATCGTGTACTGCGCCGTAAATTAGGGGTTTAACATGGGCAAAACTAAACAGCGCGAATATTTTGAAGGGCCTAGTGCTGAACAAGTGGTAAGGTTTAACGAGTGGTGGTTGAAGCCGGAGAACTCTGAGCTACGTAAAAGCTGTGCTTTGGGCTGGGGCGTGTATATCTGGCTGGCAGCACAAAAGGCAGCGTTAGCGAGCATCGAGATTGAGCGCCCAGGAACAACGTGCATCGGGTGGGTTAAAGAAGCCATTAATGAGCACGACGATAAATGGATTGAAGCCATCAAAGCCGCAGGGCTGAGGATGAAAACATGAAAGAAAACAAATGGTATAGGTCTGGTGAGTATAAGTGCTGGTCATGCAAAGAGTGGGTATCAAATATAGAGTTGTCTAACGCAGACGGATTTTGTATTCACTGCGATCAACAAATTGATACTTACGGTGAGCCTTACGTCGACTTGGCAAATAAAAACGAGGAGAAATCATGATTAACGATTTAGAGCAGTTAGACGAGAAGTGGCTGAAAACAGTACTGGAAGAGGCCGAGAAAACCGCAGCACTAGCAAGAGTCGCACTCTCTGCTAAGCGATATCTAAACGACATCCGAGGCGGGTTTGACAACTCTCCCGGGGCTTGCCGCAACGCTGTAGAAAACGGCTGCGCCGACAACATCCAGGTAAAAACATCAAAGTAATATTTGACGGCCTGCGCGAATATGCGTAGGCTGCAACCATAAACAAACAATGAAGGAGTATCACAGTGTCAGACGTAAACTATGCAACAATCCATGTGTTTGATTTCCAGCGTCTCGTACTGGCTGAATATGAGCTAAAAAAGTTAGGGTGGGATTATAACAAGGCTATATGGGCGGCACCAGAAGGCAAAGGCTTTTGCATAAAAAGTAATAACCTTGTCGCAGGGGCTGCAAACACAGCAGAAAGCAATCCAGTTTATAGCCTTGCAGACTACTTCAAAGCAACTCGGCGGGCTAACACCGTAACAGACACCAACAAACGGTTAGATGCGCTAGATGCCTTAGTTAAGCAGGTTTTCAGGGCTGACGAAGTGACTCGAGATACGTTAGACCATCGCACAGAACACCTAAAGAACGTTGGCGATTACCATACACTCGAGATCGAGGCACTGAAAAAATCTCTGGAGAGGAGTTACGGGCTTCACGATGAGCAGCGAGTAGCCGTTGCTAAACTGTCTGAAACAGTAAAATCGTTACGCAGTAAGCTAGAGGAGGCGTACACTGCTATCGATAAACTAACTGAGAAAGTAGACCGTAACGCAGATTCCGGTAATCTAAACATGGCCGTAGATGAAAAACGTTATGTTGAACAACAAGCACTAAACAGTGCTTTGTCTAAGCGTGTGAACGCCTTAGAAGACAATGCCATTAAACACGCGCTGCAATCTGGCAGTTTAATGCACGGATACTAATTCATAATAACCCACTAAAAAGCCCGCTAATGCGGGCTTTCTTGTTTATCTAATACAGCTAAAACCTTTGCTACTATTCGCTTAGATACTTCTACTTGTTGAGGTGTTAGCTTTCCCGTAGTCATTACAGCCATGACACCGGCCATGCTGCCAAGCGATTTGAAATCCGCGAAAGCTGATTTCATGATGTCGATAGACTTATAGCCGTCATCAACAATCACCTGTGCGCGGTCGGCCAAAGATTGACTAAGCTCATTAAGCGGCTGTTTCGCCATCTTTCACGTCCTCCTGTTTCTTGCGCGTTTTCGGTGGTTGTGAGGAAATAGGTTCGCGTTTAGTGTCTTCTACGGCTTCGAGGCCAAGGAAACTATTTACGAAAGTCTCAGCAAACCCAGGCTCACTACGACCGTAGATGTGCATACATTTCAAATCATCAATAGTCAAAAAAGCAGGAGACATGTTGATTTGTTTTGAGTGGAAACCGACATACATAACATATTGCGACTTTTCCAGGGAGCCAGGAGCCGGCAAAATAACTCCTTTTATCCAGCACGCAAAGAACGGCTGATTAAACACTTTGTGGCATCCTTGCTCTATCCAGTTAACCCGCTCATGTGCGAAGTTAGTAGACGGATCGGATGCATCACGTTTCAATCGCCACTCATCGCCGCCGATAGTAATTACTTGCTTTGTATCGACTTCTTTAATCTGCGAGACGCCCAGCGCCGGAATGTTTTCTACCATGATGTCGGTTTCCTGTCGTTACATGTTTTTGTGAGCGTGAATACAGGCTGCTGCCAAGTCTTCTAGCTCTTCTTTGATGTTACGGCGATCACCGGAGTTTTTAGCTACTTCAAGCTGCGAGAACTCTAGTGCGACGATCTGCAACAAATCCGCTAAAGCCTTCCCATAGTGGGACCAATCAGCGGGCTTGTTTTCCAGTTCTTCCACAACTTCATTAAGAGAATCAGCGTATTCAGAATGTACAGCATCTTCGCCCCCTGCGTGGTGATGGTGGTGGTGGATGTGTTGATGGTAGTCACCGCCTTCACGGATCTCTACCGGATGCTCTTGACGGCTAAAGCTGCGATCGAAATCACGGCCTCGGTCATCACGATTAACTCTTACAACGTATCGACGCATAGTTATTACCTCAAAAAAGCGCCCCGAAAGGCGCTAAGGTTAGTTAGATAGGAGAAGGGATTTTTGAGTTAATCAAGGCCACCAGCGCGGCAGTTTGCTCGCCTTGGCTCACTTGGAAACGCAACGCCTGATTCTCTGATTTCAGATCACAGATACGTACTGCTTGTTCAGTAGCGAACTGATCACGAATCAAATCGCGGGTAGCGTTGCCCTGGCGCTCGATATTTAAGTTAGTCTCGCAGCAACAAGCGGCAGCTTGGCGTTGAGCCTCGAAAGCTTGTTGAGTAGCCAACGCAGACGCAGTATTGATCGCTTGCGTGGTGTTGAAGCCGGATTGCTGAATAGTGTTATTCAAACCGGCGAAACCCTGGACGTTCGACAACATGTTTTGAGTGTTTTGCGAAGTCAAACCTGTATAGGTCTGAGCCGCAGCGCGCTCTACAGTAGTGTTAGTGCTGTTCTGGCCCTGCATAACAGCCATGCCGATGTTGTTTTGGCCTTGGATAAGTGTCATACCGAGCTGGCCCGCCTGCGTTGACAGGTCGTTAATACCAGTCAAGATGGCCGAGGTATCGATAGCATTCTGTACCGGCACCGCACCACCATCACCGCCCCAGCCACCGAAACCGCCTAGGCCACGACCAAACAAAGAACCCAGGCCACCACCGATCAAGCCGCCGATACCGGCCGCACCTGCTGCACTGCCTTCACCGCCACCTGTAGGGATAAGAGTCATATCAGACATAGTTTGTTACCTTTTTAAATAGACCGTCACGATTAACGGCGCTTGGAGTATTCGCCTTTTGGGTTGCGTTGGCCTATAGGCGCTTTCTTAAAGCATTAAAAAGAGTTGCAACCATAAAGAAAACCATATAGTGTATGGTTTCAATTAACAAAAGGAGAGCGCAGTGATCGATCGTATAAACAAGTCTGCAACTATTTTTTCGGACACTAAGACCGGCGAGACTGAAAAAATTAAATGGTACGAGAAAAAAGGCTACGTAGTCGACGAGTCCAGCCTTATTAACCGTAAAACAGGTGATGGTATTGTAATGATTTTGAAGGAGAAATCTCATGACAGTTGATATAGCAGCGTTGATCACTGTGATTGAAAATACGCTTAAAAATGTGCGTAACGAGCAATGGGAGTATCGAAAAATAAATGGTGAGCATCAAGTTATTGTGAAAGGCTCGCTAAAGACAGGTGCGGGGTGGCAGCAATATTCCCACATCACAAACGAGGTTGATGACATAAGAAAGGCTAAGTATATAGCCGCGGTAAATCCCGAAAATATCAATACACTGATAACGGAACTCGAAGAAGCGCAGGCGCGGATTGCTGAGCTTGAGAGAGAGCAAGGGCCTGTTGCAACTATGCACCGACTGGTCAACAAGCTAAACGGTAGGATAGGAGGGTGGGAATGTTCAATGGGTATTCTTGACGCCATGGATGGTGAATCTGTTAACGTTGAAGTTAAGCCACTATACACCACCCCACCAAAGGCTGTAGCGGTGCTACACAAGGTTAAGCACTGGAGAGAAGCGCCGTGTAACGGTGTTTACTGGGCCAAGGGGTGGAAGGAAGGGTGGAATGCTTGCGTTAAAGAGGTCGAAGCCGCCGGCATCGTCGTTAAGGACGGCGATTAATGAAACTACGTACCCTTTCAAAACTGGCTGAAACACGCAAAGAGTTAGACAGCTTAAAAAAGGGTTTGCATAAAACCCTAGACGGCGTGGTGTTTACGTGCATACCAGACTTAGTGGTGCTGTACGGAGATATGGCGAAAACAGCTAGGGCTACTGGCTGGAGCGAGCTGACGATAGCTAAATACTACGACGATCGCGAAACTAAGCGACATATTGTAGTAAACGGTGTCTTAATGACTGCGAGAAAACCTATTAACCGTTACTAGATACCAGCAAACAAAAGCCCGTTAGTGTTTAGCTAGCGGGCTTTTTATTTGCAACAAAAAGCGTTTATCGGCATTATTGTCGAGTCGTAAAAGTACGGTTAGTTTAATCAGCAAACTAAGACTAACTGGGCTTGTTACATAAGTAGTTGAGAATTGTCTCACTTGACAAGCCCCTATTGGGGGTTCGGAAATGAAACGTATGCAAGATAAAGAGGGTATCACGGGTATTACGTGGCTTATTTTACTAGCTATAGCGTGCTGGGGAGGTCTTGTTCGCTATCTTATAGACATCAAACAGAGCAAAGCCTCGTGGAGCTGGGTTAACGCAGGCGCGCAAATTGTCGTGTCTGGGTTTACTGGGGTTATTGGCGGGCTGATCACTGTAGAAGGATCGTTTAGTTTATACACTATTCTGGCTACTGCGGGCATAAGCGGATCTATGGGTTCTGTGGCGTTGACATATTTCATGGAACGCATCACAGGCGTAAAAAGCGCGACCAAACAATAAACAGAGGTAAAAATGTCTCGAAATATCAGCGATAACGGATTGAAGTTTACGGCGGCATGGGAGCAATTCCGTAGCGCGCCGTATTTTGCTACAAAAGAAGAGGAACGGCGCGGGCTTTATACGTGGGGTTTTGGGCATACTGGCACAAACCCGCCAGGGCGAAACATCACAGCAGACGAAGCCTATACCTTGCTTAAATCAGACATGGCGGAGGCTGTTCGTGCAGTGGACGCCGTTGCGCCTGCGTGTGTTAATCAAGCACAGTTTGATGCTATGTGTGATTTAGCATTTAACGTCGGTGCGGGGTGTATCTCGGCGACAACAGGAACAGGGCAAGCGTTGCGTAAAGCAGATGTCGCTACTCTGCGTCAGAAACTACCGCAATTCACTAAACAGGGCGGAGTTGTGTTAAAAGGGCTTGTACGGCGAGCTAACGGACGTCTAGCCCTGTTTGACGGGATGTCGTGGCAGGATGCCGAAAAGAAAGGTCGGGAAGCTGTTTAGTACTTGTTTTAGTCCATGTTTTGCGGTATGTTCGTGGTTCTCCTTCCAGAGGTTGGTCATTAGTAGAAGAGTTTCTACAGCCCCGTACTCCTTCGGGGCTTTTTTATGTCCGCAATAAATTATGGTTGCAAACTGATTAAGGTATGTTAAAGTAATATTACTTTCAAAAAGGAGAACACATCATGAATCGTTACAGAGCTGCAAACGTTTTACGTGATTCAAGCCGTTCTATGGATGCTGAAAACACATTAAGCCATGCGCAAATAGCGGAGACGTTAGATGAACTCAACAATAAAACACCTGACTTACGTGATTATTTCGCTGTTGCTGCTTTACAGACATTAACCGATCTCAACGTACAGATATCGCTTATAGCTAGAACCGCGTATCAAATCGCTGACGCAATGCTGGAGGCACGTAAAAAATGAGATATAAACCAACCAGAGAAGAAGTAGAGACGTTTCTACAGGCACTTAATTACGGCATGAAAGTAGAGTGCAAGAAAGATTTCATGATCGCACTTGCCGAAGCGTGGTTGAACATGGATTCGAATAAAGTAGATAAAGTCTTAGACACTCCGCCACCGGACGCCGGAAGCTGCGAGCATTATTTCTGCGCAGAGGTCCCTGACAACCGGTCGATGTGTTTATGTCTGACTTGCGGTGCTGAGATACCTGCATACCGATGCAAATAACAAACCGCCTACGGGCGGTTTTTCTTTACCAAAAAAGTAATCTACAGTAACGCGTTTTTATCTTACATATCATGTGTTTATCTAATTTTATTTACAAATTACATAAAAGTAATCTAGAACAATACACATGTGCGTATGCGTGTGCGCACATGCGCATGTGCGTAATATGTTTATATAATATATGTAATTACGTAATTTAATGGTTTAAGTAGCTGTTTTAGTTAACTATTATAGATTACTTAATATTTCTTTTAATGTAATAATATATAAAAATCAACGATATATAAAAGTAATCGGCGACTAAACCCACCAGCAGACCAAATTTTTGCTTGCTTTTGTGCTTTGTTGTATCCTCTCCGTGCGCGTCTTGCGGGCGCACCTTCAACGCCTTGCGGGCTTGATGAAACATGAGGACATACAGGCATGGCAGAACAAAAAAGACGGCGTAAAAGTATTGTCGAAGCGGAAGCACTGGAACAGGCCCGCGAACTAGCGTCAAAGCAAAAAGGGAATGGGCAACCGCCGGGTAACCCTTCGGTACAGCGCATAAAAGCACAGATAGACGATCACAAGAAAAAACCGTTCAGCTACTACCCTGAACTTGGCCGCGAGCTAGTGGCGTATTTCGCTGATGCTGAGGCGTGGTGGACGAACTATAACGACTCAGGGACGGGTAAGATATTACCTAAAGGTAAAATCCCTACTTTCGAGCGTTTCGCATACACCAAAGGTTTCAGTAAGTTCAGTATGTACGACTGGACAGAAAAACACCCCGAATTTGCTTTGGCCTATGCCGAGGCGGTAGAGCTGCAAAAAGCGTTCATTATGGAAGGAGCGGCAGCCAACGCCATACCGGCGCAGTTCGCTATGTTTATTCTGCGTTGCAATCATGGAATGATCGAGCCGCAGGCCGGAGACAACGACGGCGACAGCGATAACGTGACAATGCAAGTCAACGGCAAAGGACAAGATAAATGATGTTCCCCGCCGTTTCTTCCATTATAGACAGCGCACGATTATCGGAGCGCAGAGCCTTACACAAAGCAAAACCGGTAATTGTCAGAGAAACAACGGAACGCGTATGGGAAGTAAACGCACTACCGCACCAGGTAGAGTTATTTGGCGATCAGACAACAAAAATACTTGGCCTGTGTTCTGGTTTTGGTGGTGGTAAATCATGGGCTGCTGCACGTAAAGCCGTTCAGCTTGCTTTGCTTAACCCAGGATGTGACGGGATCATCACAGAACCAACGTTAGACCTTCTGACAAAGATCATGTACCCAGAAATGGAGAAAGCTTTACTGGAAGCAGGTCTTAAGTTTCGTTTCGTCAAACAAGACCGCATTTTTTATGTACGTATTAAAGGACGCACAACACGTATTCTGTGCGACTCAATGGAAAACTACGCCCGCTTAATCGGCGTCAACGCTGCGTGGGTGGTGTCTGACGAGTTCGACACAACTAAGATGCAGATAGCGCTAGCTGCTTTCGATAAGCTGCTGGGGCGTATGCGCGCCGGAGTGATAAGACAGTTTGTTATAGTGTCAACGCCAGAAGGTTTTAGCGCGATGTATCACGTCTTCATTACGCAAGCATCAGAAGAAACCCGGCTTATTCGCGCTAAATCAACAGATAATCCGCACTTACCGGCGGACTATATTGACACAATGCGCAAGAAGTACCCGGATGCGCTGGTGCAAGCTTACATCAACGGCGAATTTGTTAACTTAACAAGCGGAACTATCTATTACAGCTACGACAGGGCTAAAAACAGCTCCAGAGAGTGTGTGTGCGACGGAGACACGTTATACATAGGTATGGACTTCAACGTGCAGCATATGGCCGCCATCGTCCATGTGCTGCGAAATAACGGCTATGGCGAGCAGGTACCACACGCAGTAGACGAGTTTATCGATCTATACGATACGCAAGACATGATTGATAACATTTTGATGAAGTACGGCGATCGGCATCAGATTAATATCTACCCCGACGCCAGCGGCAAGAACAGAAAAACATCGGCACTAGAGACAGATATAGCTATGCTAGAAGCGGCGGGGTTTGGGGTACACTACACAGAAGCCAACCCGCCAGTGCGTAGCCGCATCAACTCCATGAACGCAATGTTTCATAACGCAGCAGGTGAGCGGAGATATTTCGTCAACGAAATAGCCTGCCCTAAATATGCAAACAGTTTGCAATACCAGATTTACAACGAAAAAACGGGCGAACCCGATAAATCAACAGGTTTCGACCACCCCAACGACGGCGGCGGTTATTTTATTGTATATAACTACCCGATTATTCGCGAAGCTGCGACACTGCCGACACTTGGTTTCACTTACAGCTAAGCCCGGAGCACTAACATGGCAAAGACAAACGGCACGGTAGATAGTAAACATGCACTATACGGTAGATATAAAAAAACATGGGACATGATCAACGCGTGCGTTGAGGGTGAGCAAGCAGTTAAAGCAGCGAAAGAGCGCTATTTACCGATCCCTAACATCAACGACTACGAAAGCAGAGATCCGCGAGTACGACAAGTTGCGATAAATCGATATAACGCATACATATCACGCGCACGTTTTATGAACGCAACAGGGCGTACACTGAACGGAATGCTCGGTATTGTGTTTACTGAACCTGTGGTGATTCAACTGAACGGACAGTTGTCGGTGTTGACAAAAGACGCAGACGGCAAAGGCCAGCCAATGACGCAATTCTTGCGCGACTCCGTGTCCGAAAACTTGAAAAGCGGACGTGCATATATCCTGGCCGACTACACCGGCAACGGCGAAGCAACAGCAGAAACCCAGGGCGATCCAGTGCTGCGTTTGTTCTACGGCTCACAGATAATCAACTGGAGAACAACCGGCGGCAAAGACACTTTGATTGTTCTTGAATATAAAGAAGATGTTACGGACGACGAAAGCTTTATCAACAGAGAGCGTACCGTTTGGCTCGAACTGCGCATGATCAGCGGTGCTGCACACATACGAAAATGGACACAAGAAGACGGTGCAAACAGCTACGCAGGTAACTCCACACAATCAGAGCTTGTACCGATTCTCGACGCAAACGGGGCGCCGCTCGATGAATTCCCTGGGGCGTGGGTTGGCAGCGTAAATAATGATTCTTTCCCTGATCCAGCGCCGCTGGCCGATATCGCAGCAATAAACATCGGACACTATCAAGCAGATGCCGATGTAGTAGAAGCAGCACGGGTGTTACAGCCAACAGTGTTCATATCAGGGCTTACGCAAGCGTGGGCTGATAAATATCTAGCAAGCGGTGTATCGCTTGGAGCTACTACCGGTTTTCTTTTAAACGACAAAGCAACAGCAAGTATTCTGCAAGCAACAGAAACAAACGCTAGCACTAACTTAAAAGAAGTGCGCGCAAACGAGATGGCCATGCTTGGAGCTAAACTCATAGAACGAGGCACATCAGCACGCACTGCTACACAAGCAGATCATGAGGCTCAGACAGATAACAGTGTTCTTTCTTTGTGCGCAGGCAACGTAGAACGCGCAGTAAACAAAGCACTGGAAATGTTGTCGAGAATGGTCGGAGGAAGCGGTTCGGTAGCAATAAACCAACGTTATGAAATGGCTACTATCGACGCTACTGTGCTTAGCGCACTGTTTACACAAGTGCAAAGTGGTGGTTTCTTGTTGCATGATTTCATCAGATATCAACAGAAAATCGGTTTAGTAGCCCCGGATAAGACACCGGAGCAGGTAGAGAGTGAGTTACGCGATCAGCAACCACTACCAGGAACAACAGGTTTAGACAGCTCAATCAGTGAGGGTATTGATGATAACTAAAATAATGTGGTTTATGCTGCATAGATGGTACTTCATATCCCTATCAAAAAAGCTAGGAGGAAGTAAACACCTTCCGCAGGCATGTTTTAAAAACAACATGGCGGGTTGTGCTAAACACGGGGCCATAATACGGGATATTATAAAAATAAACCGGAAAGCACAGCTATGACAAAAACAGTAAATGATCGTCTTGCTGCTGAAGCAATTCGGCGGCGCATCATGCTCTTGCGCTATGGCAATCACGAAGCGCAAGAGCTTATCGATATCTTACGATTAGCTAACCCGAACATAACCTCTGCACTGTTGCAAGGCGTGGAAAACATGCGTGCTAACAGCATGACATCGGCGCGCACTAAAGCACTTACACGGCTGGTTTACGGCGCTACGAAAGATGCGTACTCGAATGTGTACGATAGTTTCAGCACAAAACTAGAGAAGTTCAGCAAAGCGGAAACCTCTTACGGTGCTGGAGTGTTGCGAGGGGTGATACCTAAACCGGTGATAGCGCTGTTAGATCAAGACATCGTCACAGCCTCGTGGCAGCAAGTATTGGCGTCAACATCTAGTCGTGCGATCATGGGCCAGACAATCGAGGACTGGTTTACCTCTGGCCTGCCTGCTGACATGACTAAAAAACTTGTTAGCACTGTACAAAACAGTATCTTGCAGGGCGTGCCGTCTGCGCAAGCAGTTGCGCAGGCACGCAAAGGCGCTGCATGGGGTAACCAAGAGCGAAACTTAGCTACTGTTGTACATACAACAATAAATCACGTAGCGGCAGACGCCAGGGAGCTAACCCTGCGCGAGAATGCTTCTTTGATAAAAGAACGCGAATGGTTAAGCACACTAGACAACCACACAAGTGACATATGTATTGTTAGAGATAAGTTACGTTACTCTGTCGAAACACCGGTAAAACCTATAGGGCATAAAATACCCTACGGCGCAGGCCCAGGTAAAATACATCCGCGATGCCGCTCTACTGAAACCTACGTAGTTAAATCATATAAAGAACTAGGGTTAAACGTAGATGAAGTGCCGGAAAGCGCGCGCGCAAGCATGACCGGCGAAGTGCCGGAAAGCATGAACTACTACAAGTGGCTAACAGAGAAAGCAAGCCCGAGAACACAGGATGAGGTGTTAGGGGTTACACGAGCTGATATGCTTAGATCTGGCAAATACAAAGCATCAGACTTTTTCGACGACGGAAAAAGAATACCGCTAGAAAAACTCTTAGAGCTAGACAAACGCGACGGCATAACGCCATAAGTTGCACAACACGCAAACCCGCGCTATTATTGCGTTGCTATCCCTTGCGGGGATGCCTGCACCGCTTGCGGCGGGGTTGAAACTAACGAGGAATCACAATGAAATTCAAGATAAGTAAAGCGGAATGGGATGCACTTTCCGACGAACAGAAAGCACTGTATACCGCCAAAGGCGATTCATATCAGATGAAGATTGAAGGTTTGCCAGATGTCGAAGGCATGCAGGCAAAACTCGATAAACTTCTGGATGAGGCCAAACAAGCTAAAGCAGCTAAAGCAGAAGCAGAACAGAAAATTGCTTCCGATGCAGATGCCGTAGCTCGTGCAAAAGGTGATGTAGAGGCGCTGGATAAGTCTTGGAGTGATAAACTCTCAGCAGCTAATCAAGCCGCCGAAGCGTTAAAACAGAAGTATCACGGGCAGATCAGCAAACTGTTAGTAGAAAATGAAGCGGCAGCACTATCAGCACGACTTTTTGGCAAAAAAGCAGGTCTGCTGCAACACCACGTAACCGCTCGACTCGCTTTAGAAGAAAACGAGAACGGCGAATTTAAAACACGCGTCTTAGACGCAAACGGCAAACCTAGCGCTAGCTCGATTGACGATCTGTACAAAGAGTTTGCAGGCAGCGAGACGTTTAAAGACGAAATCGTGACTACTAAAGCAGCGGGACCGACCGGCGCTTTAGGTTCTGCAAAAACACAGATCACTGATCGTAAAAACGGTGTTGAAACTCATCAAGAGCGTCAGCAACGAGCGTTAGATATTGCACGTAGCGTCAGCGACACACAGCAATAAGGGATAGTAAATGAGCTTACAAGTTTTTGCTAATCAACTACGCACAACCACTGTTCAACTTATTCAACAAGATTTGAACGTGTTCAACCAAGCGTCAAACGGCACATTAGTGCTGACCACTGGTAATACCCTCGATGACATCATTACTGAAGTAGGTTTTGGTCTGATCGACAGTTTAGTGACTGACCGCAACCAATACGCCCCAATCGGCACACCAGCGCAAGTTAAAGTGATTACCGAACTGATGTCTAACCGCATCAACGGTGCAGGTAAAGTTGGCCCTGTAGCCATCTCTAGTGGTTTGCTGGAAAAAATCCATCGCGACTCGGCCAGCGTAGCGGCAAGTATCGCTACTCAAGCCTCACAAGCGATTCTGAAACGATATGTCGATGTGGGGATCGGCACTGCTTACGGCGCTATCAGTTCACAGACCGGCGGTGCTGGTAAAGTAAACGCAGTGTACACGCAGCAAGCGCCTATAGCACCAATGCTGCCGGCAGGTTCTTTCTTGCCGACGTTGCGTGACTTCGAGCGAGCAGCAACACTGTTTGGTGACGCACGCAGCCAGATCCGTGCATGGTTTGTGTCAGGCGTTGCGCACGGTCAGATGCTGTCAGACAGCGTAATGGCTAACGCAGAACGCCTGTTCGAGATCGGCGGTGTTATCGTTTACCGTGACGCAAGCGGGCGTACTATTGTTGTTACTGACAGCGATCCACTGATCAATAATAATGCGGTAATCGGTCTGACAGCGAATGGTGTTGTTGTAGAAGCCGGAGCAGTCACCTCCGCGGCAAGCGATGAGATTCTTAACGAAAACATCGAGCACTATTGGCGTGAAGACTTTACTTACGGTGTGGGAGCAAAAGGCTACATGGTTGTTGATAGCTATGCCAACACTTTGCGCGGTAAGAAGACTGCAACACTAAGTGAAATGGTCGATCCGGCCAACTGGCAATTAGCCGGTGCGGGCACCACCGATCTACCGCCAGCGTCCACCGACGGCGTGAACGGCGAGGAATACATTGACGGTCGTCCAGGCAAAGGTACTGGTACGCGTAAACGTCAGTCAGCACCTAAAGCACCATCGCTGACAATCAAAGAAACCGCCGGTGTTATCCTTAAGTTGACCGGATCTGTGCTGTCGGCACCTACCCCGCCAACACCGCCAGTAGGCGAATAACATTTAAAGAAATACGCCTAAAGGCCGCCAATACGGCGGCCTTTTTATTGAGAGGTGATCATGATCGGTAATATAAAAGATTTTATAAAATATGCACTAGATAGAGGTGTCATAATCTTAGAAGATGAAGCGCCAGTGTTTCTAACAAAAGCTACAGATTTTCTTGCTAACAAGTGCTGGGAAGGTGACCAAGTAGATGACGAACAGCCGTGGCCGCGCCGTAATCTCATATTCAACGGATCTACGTTGCTTGACGGAGACGGCAACCCGATAAACGCGAAAGACGGTGAGACGATAGAACAACCTGCAACACCAAAAAAAGTAGTAACAGCGACGTATCGTTTAGCTATGGAGGTCGCCAACGGCGTAGATCTGATGCCTACTGTGACAGGATCACAAACACTTTCAGAACGTGTTGAAGGTGCAGTGACAGTAACTTATGCTGAGTCGTCAATAGGAACGCCGTTACAGCTGCCGTGGTTAGATTCATTGATATCCGACTGGTCTTATTGCGAGCAAAACGGCGGTCTTAATTTCGCTGTCAGAAGAGGTTAGGTATGGCGATAAACTATCTGGCGATGCGAGCAACCGCAACGCGATTACTAAAAGAGAACGGCACTAGCATCGAGGGCACACGCCCCGGATCTGTTGAGCGTATCGATGGCGAGGAGGTGATAACAGACGATATTACGATAAAGATAATCGGCGTAAAGACGGAGTACAAACCACATCAGATAGACGGTAAAAACATACTAAGCGGAGATGTGCAACTTACTTGCACTTACGAAACACCGGTGCAGGTCGGCGATATTTTCGATATTGACGGTCAGCGATGGCGAGTAGAAAACCCGTGGCCGTCAAAACCAGCCAGTATCTTGTTATGCTATAAACTGCAATTGCGAGGTGTGTAATGGCTGGTTTCGCTGACTCGGTGCAAATATACGTAGACACCTCTAAAAGCAACGCTAACGAGATAGTGCGCGCTACAGGTATAAAAATACTGGCTAGATTGCTCTACAGATCGCCGGTAGGAAACCCCGAACTTTGGAAAATAAATAAAGAAGCGGTACGGCAACTAGATCGTGCAGCAGACATAAACGCCGCTTTACGTGCAGCAAAGAAAAAAGGGCGGGTGCAGTTAGCGCCTTCCGTTAAATCAGATAATTTCGGGCCTTACGGGCCGCGAAAAGTACGCACATTGAAAAAAGGGCAAGGAGTTCTTAGCGTACCTAAAAACTACCATCCAGGACGTTTTCGCGGGAACTGGCAAGTAAGTTTTGGTGCACCAATAAAAAGCGAAATAGATCGAATAGATGCGAGCGGTAGTGAAACATTTATGGCGGGGGTTGAAGTAATATCTAAATTCGATACAAGCACAGACACGGTGATTTACTACACAAACAACGTGCCGTACGCTGGTAGGATAGAGTACGGACATTCTACACAAGCACCTAGAGGTGTTGTTAGTGTAACAGTGCAGGACTTCCAGAAACTGTTTAACGAAGCTAAAAATCAGGTGGGTGAATGAATAACTTAGAGATACATAAAGCACTAGATGCTCACCTAGAAAAAGTCGCTAAGCAGCTAAAAATACCGGTGGCGTGGGAGAATATCGACTTCACACCACCAAAAATCGGTCTTTTTCTAGAAGCTAATTTTATGCCTGCCGATAACTATTCTTTTGCTGTGCAGGGCGGAGCGGTGATCCGCAGAGGTGTCTATCAAGTAACTATTGTGCAGCAGATCGGGAAAGGTACACAATCTGCAGAGGCGCTCGCATCAGAATTGACAGAAGCTTTCGCAGAGAATACAAAAATAAACAACTCAGCGCCTTTTGTGTATGTGAATGGCGAACCATCGATATTTGGTGGGTATAAAGACGGCACCGGGTACCGGATTCCGATCACTATCGCCTACGCGGTAATGTCGTGATATATTTAACGGACTCAAACTGAGTTAAACCTATGCATAGGAGCTACAAAAATGGCTGGTTCTTACCAACTACCCAACGGATCGTCTTTGCAGATCCATAAAACCCTGGCCGCCGCATTGCCGTTTACTACGATCACGGCGGCTAAAGAAGCGGTATTGACTGTTAGTGGAAATACCGACATCAAAGCCGGTGATGTTGTGTTTATTAATTCAAGCACTAACGCAAAATTAGCAGATCGACCGGCGTATGTTAAAACAGCAACGGCGACAGCAATAACGTTGCTTAATTTCGATACTACAGACACCGCCGAATTTATTAGTGGTGTTGTTGGCACTACTGGCAGTATCCAGAAAGTGCAGGACTGGGTTGATTTGCCGTTGGCGTCCGGTATCGCCAACTCAGGCGGTGACCGTAACACTGTAAACGTTCAGTTCATTCAAGACGACGATGCACAGACGCTTTTTACCACCAACAACCCGGAAGTAACCACGCTCACCACCGCGCACGATGCATGGAACGCGTCACGTCCGTTGTTGGAGGCGCACTCTAAGCGACAAGATAAAGTTGTTTACCGAGTGTTCAACCCCAAAGCCGCCGACGGTGTAGGAGAGTACCGCTTATTTGTCGTTCAGATGAGTTTCAACGGAAACCCGGTAATGACCGTAAACGAAGTCGAAACAAACACGCTGGCGATGACAATCAAAAAAGGTGCTTACTTCTATAAGAAAGACACTATCGACGCATTACTAGCGTCATAAACAGCGCAGTGGTATCATCAAGCCTGGCAATACTGCCAGGCTTTTTTATATAAAGGAAAACACAATGGCGCTTAAGTTCAATCCTAACCCAACTTTTAAACTAATTGCGGATATCGCTGTACCAGGTCAAGAAAAACCGGAAACCATCCCACTGACCGTTAAACATCTTACACCGCAGGACTACACAGCGCTTATCACTAAAGTAAGCGATACTGTAGACCAGAGTAAAACAGACGATGAACGCCTTAATGCAATGGTCGACGGTCTGCTCTCTCTTATTGTCGGCTGGCAGTTCGCGGACGAGAAAATCGAACTAAATCAAGAAAACATGGCGCACACTGTTAAAAACTATCCGAGCTTCTATCGCGCAGTAACACATCAGTACGGCCTAGAGCTTTATTCTGTGCGCGAAAAGAGTTAAGGGAGGCCGCAGAAGCGTCTTACGCTAAAGGGCCGCCGAAAGCAGTAGTAGCTATGTACGGCGGCTCAGCAGAAGACTACCTCCCCGACATCGAGATAAGTTCTGCAACTGTAGACATCTATCGCGTATTTAAAGATCTGGCTTCGCAATGGCGGATAGCGGGAGCAAACGGGTACGTAAGTGGACTCGACTACTCTGCGATACCGTTTGTCCTTTCATGCCACGGCATAACCCCCACACCGCAACTGCTGCGCGATATTCAAGTAATGGAATCGGCAGCTAGGAACGTAATAAACGCACAAGAGGACTAGCGATGAGTCAAGATATCGCAACACTTCAGTTCAAAGCCGAAACGTCAGATCTAAAAAACGCTAACAACGAACTAGATAAACTTGCGGCAAACGCTAAGAAAGTAGAGCAAGCTACAGGTAACATGGCTGCATCTACTAAAGACGCAGCTAAAGCCGCTGAGTGGTTAGCAAGATCCAGCAAAGAAGGTGATACATATGCCGCTGCTCGTAACAGAGAAGCGGCCGCAGCTAAAAACGCAGCTCAGAGCACATCTATTCAAGCTGCAGAAGTATCTAAACTGTTAGATACAATAAACCCAACAAAAAATGCTCTTGATAAACTAGCGGAAACTGAAAAAAAACTAGTACAAGCAAGAAAAGCAGGGTTGGTAGATAGTAAAACGTACGAAGAATACATACGTATCTTAGACAGACAAGGCGATGCTTTAACTAAGTCATACGAAAATATGACCGGATACACTGCTGCGACTAAACAGGCCGCTAAAGAAGCTGCAGAACTACAGAAAGCACAAGAAAAAGCCGCGATAGAGGCAGAAAAAGCGGCCGCTTTGCAGGCAAAAACCGCCGCGCAAAATGCGGCGGCACAAGAGAAATCGCGAGAAGCTTTTGACAAAAATCTACAGAACATAAACAGGGCGTTAGATCCGACAAACGCCGCGTTAGAAGAGCTGGCGAAGAAGCAAAGAGAAATTAATTTTCTGTGGCAGTCTGGCGTAATAGACACAGCGAAATACAAAACGTATAACGCGTCTCTAGAAGAGATGCGTAGAGAGATAACGGGTGTAGCTAAAGCTACCCGCGATCAAGAAGCTGCAGACAAGGCCGCAACAGACGCAAAAGAGAAATTCTTACGGCAACTAAAAGAGCAGGTAGCGACACAGGGGTTATCTAAAAAAGAACTGTTAGAGTACCGGGCGTCACAGCTTGGGGTCAGTTCAGCGGCAGACATCTACATCAAAAAGATAAAAGAATCAGAAGGCGCGGTGCATTCTTTCAGTCTACAGAATTCAGCCGCTCGAAAAGAAATAGCAATAATGTTAGGGGAGCTGGCCCGTGGTAACTTCGGTGCGCTAAAAGGATCTTCTATAACCCTGGCAAACCGTTCAGGTCTTATAGATCAGATGATGTCGTTCAAGGGTGCAGCAATTGCTAGCGGCTTTGCGCTAGTGGCGGGCGGTTTGTACGCAGTGACAAAAGCCGCATATGAAGGCTCACAAGAGATGAGCAACTACGGCAAAGCACTAGCACTAACTGGCGACTACGCCGGAAGGTCTAAAGAAGGGTTAGCGGCGCTTGCTAAACAACTAACTACAGGCACAACAACGACAAGAGAAGCAGCCGAAGCCGTTGCATCAGTGGCCCGAAGCGGCAAGTTCACCGGGGATCAGTTGCGCAATGCGAGCAAAGGTGTTCTCGACTTTCAAAAAGCAACGGGTGAAAGTGCGGCGGCCGCTGTATCCGCTTTTGAGAAGATTGCATCAGATCCGGTTAAGGGTTTGTTATCACTTAACGAAACCTACCATTTCTTGACTGCGAGCACATACCAACAGATCGAGGCATTAGTAAAACAAGGCAACACCCAGGACGCGGTTACGCTGGGGGTTAAGACTTACGCTGACGCGATGGCGGAGCGCGCAAAAGGCGTAAAAGAAAATTTAGGCACAATAGAGAGAAAATGGAACGACCTTAAAGATGTCGCTAAATTTGCGTGGGATGCGATGTTAGGTATTGGTCGGGAAAAATCGCTTGACGATCAGCTAAAAGATGCTTTGGCCCGCGCAAAAGCAAAAGCAGCGGGCCTGCCTGGTATTGCGTTGGGTGGTGTTGACGTGCAGGACAGCACAAGCGACGTGCTACGTATTCGCTCTCAGATGTTGTTGGGCGATTTGACAGCCGCTAAAGCCGAGGCAGAAACTAAAAGCAGAGAGAAAAACCTAGAACTAGCTCAAAAAATAAACACACTAGATCAACGGACTTTAACTAACGCACAAAAAAGAAAAGAGGATATAGATCTAATAAATAGAGGACTAAAAGCCGGAGTCATAACACAACAAAAAGCTGTCGACTTGACGGCCCAGGTAAACGCTAAGTATAAAGATCCGAAAACCGCAAAAACACCAGCACTTAAACTAGATCAGGGAGATAAACTCACTGATCAGTACGCCGCGCAGAACTTAGCGCTGGATGCGCAGATTCAGTTATTAAAAAACAGATCGGCGTATGAGACTAACGCAAGTACTCAACGCAAAGACTATCTAGAGCTGCAAGCTAAGTACACGGTACTTGAACAGAAAGCTACTGAGAAAAAGCTTACAACACAAGAACAGCAGATTTTAGCGGTAAAAGACGAGGCGTTAGCGCAGGCAAAAATACTCGCCGACAAAGGCGACACGCTGGCAGCTATGCAAAAACAAGCTCAAGTAAGTGATGAACTGAGCAAATTGCAAGAAACCCAGACGCTGAGCGCAGAAGTTTACGCAAAGCACAACGGCGAATCTACTAAACAACTAGAGCGGCAATTAGCGCTAGCCCAAACACGCGCCGCGGTGCTAGCCAAGGGCGGCACACAGCAACAGGCTACACAAGCCATAGCAATAAAGCAGTTCGATTACGATGCTGAGGACGCTAGATCTAAAGACTGGATAGGAGGCATGAAAACCGGGTTAAAGGACTGGGCAGACGCTGCGAGCGACTACGCTAAAATAGCGGGGAATGCGGTGAAAAGCGGTATGAGCATGGCTAGCGATGCTGTAGCTAATTTTGTGCTTACCGGTAAACTGGATTTTGCTGAGTTTACTAAAAGCATTCTCAAGATGATTGTTCAAATAATAAGCCAGCTTATGGTTATGAATGCTTTGAAAGCAGGGGCCAACGCCGTAGGTTTTGGTGGTTTGTTTGCTAACGCTAAAGGCGGAGTGTACAACGATCCGAGTCTAAGTAAATTCAGCAACGGTGTTTACGACTCTCCGCAAACCTTCCAATTCGGCGGACGATCGCAGTTCGCTAAAGGCGGGGTGTTTGCCGAAGCAGGGCCAGAAGCAATCATGCCGCTAACTCGTGACAGTAACGGACGGCTAGGGGTTAAAGCAGAAGGCGGCGGCGGAGATGGCGGTGTGTCAATAAACCAAAGCGTCACAGTAAACACCAATGGGCAGGCCACTACCGACACCACTAGCGGCAGTGCGCTCGGGCAAGCACTAGGTAATCAGATGAGCGCAGCGGCGATAGAAGTAGTGAAAAGAGCACTAAAGCCAGGCGGACTTATTTACAACGCCAACAACGGTCGGTGACAGCAACCATTTTTAGCGTTACACTCAAGCCTCCAACTGAGGAGGCTTTTTCATGGCTTTAGAAACATATCAATGGCCGTTACAGCGCGGTGGCGGTGCGGTAAAGTACACTAAGACTGTACGGAGTGCGCAATTCGACGACGGGTATTCACAGGATGCAGAGAGCGGCATCAATTCTACTATGATCGAATGCCCTTTAATTCATGTGGGCACTAAAGATGAGGTCTACGCTATCCGCGCATTTCTGTTACGACACATCGTCAAGGCTTTCGCTATGACACCGCCGGGAGAAGAATTAGGGTTGTATCGAGTGGTGAAAGATTCGATAACCGTAGACGATGTGTCACAGCACGTAGCTACGATTGCGTGGACAGTAAAAAGAGCTTACGGAGTGTATGCGTAATGGCTTTGATAGACACGTCAGCATCATTAACACCATCAGGCCGCGTGTGTCTTGTTGAGGTAGACGGGCGCGAGTTCGGTGCCGATGTCCTTCGTTTTCATTACGCACCTTTCCCACATACACCGGACGAGATAGTTGCAGCGAACGGAGACGAAAGTAAACTAGAACCAAAATCAATAATCTACGGCGGTCTTGAATACGGTTTTTGGCCGTTCAGCGTAAAAGATATAGCTATTAGCACAGATCAAGCAGCGCAACCAAACCTCACGGCAGCTAACCTCGATGGCACTTTGACTGCATTATGTTTGCAGTTTAGAGACATGCTCAACGCTAAAGTAAAAATTATTTATACTTTTGTTGAGTACCTAGACGCCGTTAACTTCCCCGAAGGTAACCCAACTGCTGATGCTTTTGCTTATAGCTATCAACAGTTTTGGATCGATCATAAGGCAGGCGAGGATGATGAAACAATCCAATGGGGCCTAAGCAGTCCAGCAGATTTGCAAGGCCAGATGATCCCTACACGGGTGATAACATCAATCTGTGAGTGGGCGTTAAGAGGGCAGTACAGATCTGGCGACGGGTGTACATATAACGGAACAGCTTATTTTGATGTGAAAGGCAATCCCGTAAACGATCCGTCTAAAGATGTATGTAGCGGGTTGTTAGGCCATTGCCGATCGCGTTTCGGTGCCGGCATGGAAAACCCAAACGCAGCAGATCTAGATTTCGGCGGATTCCCGGCAGCCGATTTAGTCACGAAATAGGAGGGTGCGCACAGTGCAAAGCAAAACAGTAGAAGAGTTTAAGACTTACGCGCAGCAACACAACACAGTTGAGGTGTGCGCGCTGGTTGTCGCGGTAGGGCGAAAACAGCAATTAATTATCTGCGAAAACGTTCACGAAAAACCCGAAAGCTTTTTTAAAATATCAGGTCGTGCATGGTCGGATGCGGAAGATATCGGCGAAATTGTCGGAGTTCTACACTCACACCCAGGCGACGGCGCTAAACCAATACCCACTGCTGACGATATCCGGGGGTGCAACAACAGTGGTGTAGTGTGGGGTATTTACGCACCAGATTGCGACGAATACGCCGAAATACAGCCAGAAGATCCTCAGTTAATAGGACGCCCATTTGCTTTGGGTAGTGATGACTGTTGGGGGTTGATCATGGATTGGCATAAAAAACAAGGTGTAGAGTTGAATGATTGGCGCGTCAACTACCCGTGGTGGGAGGATCAATACCCTGACAACTTTTATTTTGATAATTGGAAAAAAGAAGGTTTCGAAGAAGCGCCGGAGGGTCCAGGGTGCATGGTGGTAATGCAGGTCTCAGCAAACAAGTGGAATCATGCGGGTATTATTACAGAAGACGGACAACTGTTACACCACTTGTACGGCAACGATTCATGTGTAGTACCTTATAAAGCGGGATATTTCAAAGATAGAACTGTATTATGTGTGCGTCATAAAAATCTTGGTAGGGAGATAAAACCTTGGAAAGACTAACAAACGTAAAACTGTACGGCAAACTGGGGGCCAGGTTCGGTAGAGTACACCGGTTAGCTGTTTCATCACCGGCTGAGGCGGTTAAAGCGCTTAGTGTAATGATTGACGGTTTCGAGTCCTTCTTGCTGAAAGCGAAAGAAAACGGCATGGTTTTTACTGTGTTTGTCGGGACTAAAAACATAACAGAAGATGATTACGCCGCCAGCCAGGGTGTCAGCGATATAAGAATAGCGCCGGTTATGGAGGGCGCAAAAAAAGCCGGCACATTTCAGACAGTGCTTGGTGTGGCGCTCATTGCTGCTGCTGTTTTTGCGCCGTGGGGTGCCGCAATCGTGGCAAGCAACATCATCGGCGGCATAGGCGTATCACTAGCCGCGGGTGGTGTAGTACAGTTGTTGACTCCGCAGCAAAAAGGTTTGCAAAGTCGACAAGATCCCGATAACAAACCGTCTTACGCGTTCGGCGGCGCAGTGAACACCACGGCGTCCGGCAACGTAGTAAGTGTGTTGTGGGGAGAGAGAGAGATCGGCGGTGCTATCATCAGCGCAGCAGTCATAGCAGAGGATATGTGATGGTCATGTTAGGTATTTACGGCGCTAAAGGCGGTAGCAGTAACGCACACACACCCGTCGAGCAAGACGATAGCGCACAGTCTATAGCAAGATGTCGTATGCTGTTGGCGCTGGGTGAAGGCGAGTTTGCGGGGGGTCTAGACGCCACTCGTATATTTCTTGACGGTACACCGTTAGGGAACGGCGACGGAACTTTCAACTTCGCTAACGTGGCATGGGATTTCCGTCCGGGTACGCAGACACAGACACCGATTCCGGGTTTTCCGTCAGTGTCTAGCGAAACACAGGTAAATGTAGAGCTTTTTAAATCTACACCTTACGTGCGCAGCTTAACTAACACACAGATTGATGCCATTGTCGTGCGTGTTGGCATACCACAACTACAGTACCAGACGGACGAAGGAGACATTGTAGGGGCTAGTGTCAGCTACCAGATTCAGATAGCCACAGACGGCGGATCTTACGAGACTATGCTAGACAAAACTGTATCAGAGAAATTAAGTTCACTATACGAGCTATCACACCGCATAAACTTGCCGCGTGCTAGTACTGGGTGGCGTTTACGTGTTGTGCGATTAACAGACGATAATACGTCACAAAGACTACTTAATAGAACACAAATACAGGCAGTCACAGAAGTAATCGACGCTAACCTACGTTACCCGCACACAGCGCTTTTGTATGTTTCTTTCGACGCTAAAACATTCAACAACATACCAAAAATATCATGCAAAGTTAAAGGCCGCATAATTCGTGTTCCGTCTAACTACGATCCGATTAATCGCACGTACTCAGGAACATGGGACGGAGTATTTAAATGGGCGTGGAGCAATAACCCGGCTTGGGTATGGTTCGATGTACTGACAGAACCGCGGTTTGGGCTTGGTCGCCGAGTAACGCCAGCTATGTTGGATAAATGGGAGCTGTATCGCATATCCCAGCGCTGTGATCAGCTAGTACCCGACGGCAACGGTGGAACAGGAACAGAGCCGCGTTTCTTGTTTGACTGCTATATTCAGTCGCAAGCCGAAGCATGGACAGTCATTAAAGATATTTCTGCAGGGTTCAACGGTCTGACTTTCTGGGGTAATAACATGTTCCAGACTGTTGCAGATATGCCCGTGGATGAAAAATCAGTTCAGATCGTCACACGGGCTAGTATTGTTGGTAAGCCTGTGTACACGTCTGGGAGCGCGAAAGATCGTATTAGTTCAGCGCTGGTTAATTTCAGCGATGCAACAAACCACTATCAAGATAAAACCGCTGGCGTGATGTTGCCGAACTTCTTGCAGCAGTCTGGATTCAAGCAAGGTTCTTTCTCAGCCATCGGATGTGTGAGAGAAAGCGAAGCACAACGCCGCGGATCTTACATCATCTACAGCAATCAACTAGACCGCCAGACGTCTTTTACTGTCGGGCTTGAAGGCTATGTGTATCTGCCCGGTACTGTTGTCTATTTAGCCGATGAAAGAGTATCTGGCAGGGTTTACGGCGGCCGAGTCGTAGAATACAACAGCAGTATACGTGCAATAAAAACAGATCGGGAAACCTCCGCCACCGTAGGCGATGTTATGTTTGTTCGCACAGCAGGCGGTATTACTGAGCGAAGGACTGTTATGCAAGTAAACGGCGATCAGATCATTGTTAACACGCCGTTCAGTGCGCCGATAGAGCCTAACGCTGTTTTTGTTATCGACGCAGGGCAGTTAAAACTACAGCAAATACGTGTAGTAGATCTTAAATTCGACGATAGCAACAACACCTACACAATCACTGGACTAGAGTACAACGCGTCAAAATATGATGCCGTAGATTACAACGCTATTTTAGACAAACCGCCGATCAGTTTAGTACCGACGGGGGTTGTTTCACAGCCGCGTAATGTCTTGGTAACTTCTTTTGATTCAGTGATACAAGGGCAGCGTGTAGCTTCTATGATATCAACATGGGATGTGCCGTTAGACAAAGATGGCAACCCTCAATCAGATATTATCGGGTATGACGTACAATGGAAGCGGGACGACAATAGTTGGGTTAATATCCCGAGGACAGGTTTACGTTCTGCACAAGTCGATGGTGTATATGCCGGCGGCTACATTGTACGTGTGCGAGCAATAGGTAGTATGGGCGC